GGTCACCAGATCTGGTGCTCCTAGGGTTAACCTAGATTTGATGGACGCCACACGTGCTGATTTGACTGTTCCTTATGCTTCTCCTTTCATTTATTATAATCTTTTAACTAACGAAGGAACTATTGGTGATTTTCATATTAGTGTTTATGGTGCTTTGCGTGATGTTGCTGCTGGTGGTAAAGTTACTGTTACTGTTGCTGCTCGTTTTGTTGATATTGATCTTGCCTTTCCTACTGGTTCTAGCCTTCCAGCTCAAGGCGTTTTTGCTTCACTCATTGAAAAAACTGATAGAATGCATGTTGCTCCTTCCCGCGAATCTATTGAAGCTGCCAAAAAAGAACTTAATTCCCTTTTAAAACGTATTGATGATGGTAATTTTAGTTTTCAAATGAATACAAATGCAACATGTATGAAACAACAAGCCCTTCCCCATATGGCCACATCCGATTCTTCAAATTTAACTCATGTACTTTCAACTACTAAAGATAATTCACTTAAGCCTTTGTCCATGGGGAACACTTCCTCTGATGATATGTCATTTAAAGAAATTATGTCTATTCCCTGTTTTCATGATCGTGTTATTTTAGCTAATACTGTAACTTCTGGAACCAATATTTGGTCAAAAAATGTAACTCCTCTTTTGCCTGCCACTATAACTAATACTGATGGTTCTATTTCTGCTGATTATGTGTATTTTATTTCTAATATGTTTAAGAAATGGCGTGGTTCTATTAAATATAAATTTCGTGTTGTTAAAACTAAATTTCATTCTCTTAGATTAAGAGTTTCTTTTGCTCCTGGAGCTTCTGCTCAATTAGGTATAGATCGAGATTCTTGTTATTCTGAAATTATAGATTTGCGTGATAATAACACCTTTGAATTTACTGTTCCTTATATAAATCCTAATGTCTGGCTCAATACCCGTGGTACTACAACTTCTTTAGGTTTACTTATGTTAGATGTCCATAACCAAATGGTTGCTCCTTCTAGTGTTGCCAATGAAATTGATATTATTGTTGAACGTTGTTCTGGCCCTGATTTTGAACTTGCTATTCCTAGCTCTATGCAAGAATTTCCTTTTGACCCTACTGTGCTCCAAGCTCGTAAAACTGTAACTCCACCTAAGATTGTAAATGTTGTAACTCCTGCTCCCGAAAATAGAGTAGAAGAAAATAAAAATAGTAAAGAAATTTTTAAAAATGAATCTATAACTCGTTCTTTTGTTAATTCTATGCAAAATTTGCCTGCGCGTATGCGTGAATATCTTGTTGGTGCAGCCACACGTGATCCATCTCGTTTCTTACAATCTACTATTGCTGCCCTCAATCAATATGCTGCTATGGGTGTCGAAATTTCATATGACATGCTTACATGGCAACTTTCTAAAGTTTTGGCTGCAATTGCTGCTCAACGTATTATTCTTGCTCAACGTCCTCATCATATTGAATTGCGATCTATCCCTGATGGCCTTGAAATTTCCACTCCTTTCTCTTTCCAAATGAATTTTGAAGCTGCTAGTTCTTCTGGCGATCATGTTTTAAACCATGCTCGTCGTGTTTTTAATTTTCAATTCGGTGATGTAACTAAAAGTGTTGTTTCAGCTGGCTATTTGTTTGCTGATATTCCTTGGTATATATATTTTCCTGGTGTTGCTGTTGCTGAAATTTTAGTAGGCGCTTTATATTTTTTGACTCCTATTTTGTGTGCTAATTTTAAGAACCCATTTAAAAAAGATTTAACTATTGAAGGCATTGAACCCAATCCTGGACCTGCAACTTCCTTTGAACTTGAAACTACTACTTTTCCAAATACTTATACTTCTCCTTATTTCGGTCCTCAAAAAATAACTTTCATTTTTAGTTCTAAAGATACTTTTTCTAATACTATTCGCTTCAGTGCTCCTGGTGTTTTTAATTATGATGTTTGTTTAAGTCAATATGCTACCTATCACCATTCTCTATATTGGAATGATCGTTCTATTCCCGTCATTGAAGGCACAATTGGTCTAACAGGACTAGTTCGTGGCGTAATCACTTTTGATACAAATTTAAATAACGATTTTAGTTTTCAAATGAAAGATGTTGAACAAGATAATGAAAGAGGTGGCAATAATGAAGCTTGTGTCACTCAACCAGCAATGGTTTCCAACATGGCACAATTTTGTATGGGTGCTTCTATTTCAAATGTTAATCAAATGATTTCTCGTTCCACTCGTTTTTCAACTATTAGTCCTTCAGACTCTAGAATGATTCATATGATGTCCCATGGCATTGGTATTTCAGGAAAAGATGCCAATGGTCTTCAATTAATTAATGGTGTAGACAATATTAGTTATTTTGCTTCTCTGTATGCTTTTGCTCGCGGTGGTGTTAATTTTAGACTTGTTACCACTGGAGCCCCATATCGTGTTTTAATGAATCCCAATAATGATATTAGTCAAACATCGACTGAAGTATTCGATCTTGTTGAACAAATTGGTGTTCCAACTGTTCAATCAAATGTCCGCTCTGCAAATTTAATGCAACAAGCCATCAACACCTCCGTGGAAGGTTTTGGTGAATTTGCCGTCCCTTTTCTTTCCTCCACTTTTTGTTACTCTATTTCCCCTAGTTTAACTTACGAACCCACTAAAGATGTTGTGTCTCATCAATTGCCTGATACACATACCCTTCTTGATCCTCAAGGTAACCTTTCTGATGTTATTACATATCGCAATGCTCTCCCTGATTTCCAGATGTCATTTTAACCGGTCC